GTCTTTTGTACTCCTCCCATGGAGAATAGCGGACTCGAACCGCTGACATCCTGCTTGCAAAGCAGGCGCTCTACCAACTGAGCTAATTCCCCAAGGAGCCCCTGACAAGATTTGAACTTGCGACCTGAGCTTTACAAAAGCCCTGCTCTACCACTGAGCTACGGGGGCGAAGGGGGACCGAAGTCCCATCCCGACCAGAGCGAGTTTCAAGTCATCTCGGGACTATAGGAGTAGAGAGACTTGAACTCTCACGAGGTTAATCCTCAACAGATTTTAAGTCTGGTGCGTCTACCGATTCCGCCATACTCCCATCTTGGTTGTACAATGGGGGATGAAAAGCACAATACTCATTGAATGTGATTTTCATCTCCTTATCAGTAAGGTTAGCATTCTTTGCCGCTTTTGGCAAGTTCCACTTTGCACAGAACAACATTTCCATTGACTGGCGTGTTTCAGGTCTCATCAGTTACCCCAACATTTTCTAGAAAACTTTTACGAAACTCTTCTACCTCATTCTGAATCTCTTCAGGAACAGGAGGAATCTCGTTGACTGGAACCATCATAGCAGATTTACCATCAGGTCGGGTAATCTTCCAGCAAACTCGTTGAGATTCTGTCAGATCCATGATGAAATCAAAGTGATCTTCTGCTTGACGCAGGGTGATACCAATCGGTCCAATCATTTTACAGCAAAGCAATAAGTAATCAAGTCGTTGTCAACAATCTCTTGAACTTCAGAGATTGTCTCTGCGAAACCTTCCGTACCCTCTTCGTCAAACCGCCACTGAACTTCGTTTTCATAACCTTCGTCATCGACGAGAGTCATCTTACGCTTCGAGAAGTTGACAAAGATGTGTGCCAGGGAGTCCATTCGTGTCTCTTCACTACCTATGTAGTATAGCAGCGTCTGGTCCCCCTGTCAAGCGATCAGTTCAAGAAGATTGTGACCGCAGTAATCTTACAGACAGCACCTGCCGTGATTGCAATAGCAGCACCAGCGTTCAGGGTAGCAGCAGCACCGACGCTAGTATCCCATGCACCAGCACCAACCTTACAACTATATCCACCTGTAGCGATGTTCAGAGCATATCCTGTCAGGAAGTTACCAACCCACTGACCAGTAGTGTTCTGAATCAGATAGGTGGGAGCAGGGTTCGTCAGAGTAGGAGTCATGACGTTCAGAATATCACCACCAACCGTGTTAGTGATACCAGACTTACCAAGTTGTGCAAGAGAAGGAATCAATCCACAGTTATTGAACATGTGATTAGTAGTATTAGTGATGTCATTCTCACCACTAATGTTAACTGAACCAGCACTGATTGAAGTGTTGTTGTGCTTTGTCTCTAATGAACCGCCTTGGATAATAGTCTTCTTAATATCCGTATCCATTTCTGCTGCAGAAACTTGAAGTTTCGCACCATTGACACCCAGGTCAACATCAGAACCAAATCTAAGTTGATGCTTCTGAATCTTATCTTGTCCTGTAGACTCACCATTCTTATCAACTGTTCTAGGAGCACCTTCTGCTGCTAAGAAGAATCCACCACCAACTTCGATGTGACAGTTGCCACTAATCTTCAAGCGATAATCACCATCAACAGTAATACAGTTGTCGTTCTTAACAACCTTACAGTCGTCACCATTAACAACCTGAGTCAGGTTACCACCGTAGTTGATGTCATCACCAACAAGATTGCCTTCGTTTTCTGAACCACCTGTAGCATTTTTCTTTGCTGCTTTGACTGCCTTTTCAATCTCTTCCTCAGAAGCATCAGGATTTTCTCGCTTCATCTGCAGTCTTGCTTCATGCTCCTGTTTTTCAGCATTATTAGCACTCACCGACAGATGAGTAGTTCCACTAGCTCTTTTAGTAACGGTTGCTCTACGACCAGGAGTACCAACGTGCAGTTCGTAAGCACCATCCAAGAATGTTTTTGCCTGAGTCAGGAATGGGTCAGCAGTATTGTAGATGTCATCAATCATGGAACCTGTTCCGAAAGGATCGCCACAAGACGGTTGTGCCTTGTTCATTCCCATAATTTTATTAATCTTTTCAAGTTCTTCTTCAGTACAATGAGTTACACCATACAGAGGGAACCAACCAACAGCATCACCACCATCGGTAGGTGTTCTTCCACAATCACCCTGAACAAACTTCAGGATAAGTGCCATGATGCCAGTGATAGTTGTCAAACCCTTAGCAAATCCATCAGCACCACCAGAGAACATACCGCTTGCAGACTGCCATGCATCAATAACTTGCTTTGCAGCGCCAACACCATCAACGATACCCGTAACAACATCAACAACCTGCAGCATCTGATCCAGCAGACCCTGAACGTTGCAAACGATGCCATCAATCAGGGACTGAACACCCTGAACAACCATCGATGCTTGGTCGATCAGACCATCAACGAAACTGTTAACGAAACCCATCAAAGTGCCGATGGGATCCTGAATCATGCCGAGCAGTTGAGAGTCAACGTTACACAGAGCACCCAGCAGAGTTGTAATCGCTGACTGTACAGCAGTCATCACAACATATGGAGCACCAGCAACACCACCCAACAACGATGCAAGTTCCAACTGTTCTGCAAGGTCTGCAATCTGCTGACGGATAGCAGCAATAACAGCAGTAAAGACACCACCCAGGAAGTTCTGGATCTTAGCAGTCAGTGCCTTTGCTGAAACAAGCTTACCTTCGACGATATCCAGGAAGTCTCCGTTTTCTGCTTTGACTAGAGTTCCTGCATGATTTGCAATATCTTCTACAAGGTAAGAAAGTTTATATTCAAGTGTCTTCCATGGACCTGCAACACCATTAGCAGCGGGAATAGGTTTAGCTGGTTGATGAGGTTTGTTTGGATTACCACTACTACCGTTCAGTTTTGCACCGACATTTGTTCCAGGAGCACCAGTTCCATTTACTGGACTAGTAGTTTTGTTGCCAGGAATAGGAACACTATTGTTAGGTGTAGCCCTCTTTTTGTTACCACCTGCTTTTGCACTGTAAACAGGATTAGCAGGATTATACAGAACAGGGTTTACATTACCCTGACTGCCTGGTTCCATCTCTTCGCCAGTGAAAGCAAAGACATTCTTCTCACCAGAACCTGGGGACTTGTTAACACGAAGAACACCAATAACAACAGGCATCTGTGCATCTTCACCATCCATGAAGAATC